CTTATTTTCTTTTTATTCTCCACGGAGGCTGTCATATTTTTTGTTAAACAGCATTACAAGCTTGCGTTCCCTTTCCATAAGTTCTTGAGTTTTAGAAATTCTTTCAGCATACCCTGAGATGGTTTTTGCTTTTCGCTTTTCTGCTCTGACGACCTTTAGCGCTTTGTTAATCTTCTTTAGATCCTCATTGAGAGTACCGATCGCCTTGTATCTATCTCCTGCGTCTTCTTTCTTTTCGGTCTTGTACTCTTCAACGAGTTGCTTTATTTCAACTTCTCGATCTTTATACTTCTGGAAATCATAATACTTAGAAGGCTCCCCATAGATGATACGCATCATAGGAACATCGTTGAAGTCAAGGTCAACAGGAGATTCTTCGGTATCGCTTGCTATCTTTCTAGTGGTTTCAATGGATCGCTCCACAAACTTGCCCATGCCGCCCAGGTAGTACTCAAGAATGTACCAAGCTCCGTCAGGATTAAGGTCCAACACGCCTGGGACAGACTCACTACCTCCAGTAGCTTCATTTATCCAGCTAAAGAACTGCTTTAGTTCTTCTGGAGATCTAAAAGACATAGATGAGTTTGGCTTAGGCGTTCCGAATGGATACTGCTCAGCTTTTACTGGGCCTCCAAAATATGTTTCATTAAAAGCAAAGGCGTCGAAGAAAGGCTTTAAAGCTGTCGGTATCGCTGACTTAGCCGCTTTTCTAGCTAGGTCGCTAGACTCTCCAAAACTAATAGGGGAAAAAGCGTTTACAACCGCAGAAGCTAGGAAAGCCAAACCCTCCAGAGGATCTCTATCCCCTGCTGCTGTTTCCACGGCAACCGTTCCGATATTTGCAAAGACGTTGTACCCGTAAGGCATGGGGATCTTCCAGTAGTTCTCTCCGTCAGGCCGCATGATAATCATGTTTCTTTCTTTGATATAGTCTGGGATTTTGTTGTAATACAACACCCCATCCTCATCCTCTTCTGAGCCAGCCTGAGCCAGTAAGGTAAGCATTCCGTTAAGCAATACCAGACCTGTGGCTGCTTTCTGAGCGCCCGTTGCTCGCTCATACCACTCTCTTCTTGACCCGTCTGGACGTTCAGCTGGTTTAATCTTTCCAAGAGACCTTCCTAGCCTCGCTGTACCTTGAACGGAAGCGTTAAAGAACAAGAACGTAGCGTTCATGGCTGTCCCCCACTCTCCTTGCTTGTTAAAGTTTACGGTGATGTTCTTCGCAAACTGAGCTGCCTTCGCCCTCGAAACCCCTCCCTCTCTAGCCGCGATGTAAGAGGACAGCCTGATGCTATTCTCAAAAGCGTCGTTTATACCTTCGACAAACTCAAGCATTCTTTTGGGGGTGCCTAAGATCTTTTGTGCAGAGGTCTTTCCACTATCATCAATTTCTAAATCAGAAGCGATATCCTCCAAGCTCTTTTGGTACGCCCACCCAGTCTTGCCTCCGTCTTCTTTAAATTCACTATAATACTTCATGATCATAGGATCGGCATTAGCCCCCACTTGATCTTTAGTTAAAGCCTTAATAGACGGGCCAACCATCTTGAAGATGCGTTTCATGGCTCCCGTTCCGTTTAAGAAGCCACCCTCGATATCTGATTCAGCTGAAGCGTTGAACACCGCAGCTTGAATATCACGGGAGAAGTTACTTATAACGAACTCTGGGTTTCTTGAAGTAAACGCAGCCCTTAACCATGAATTAAGAGACCCTAAAAACTTGACAAACTTATTGGTGTTTGGTAAATTCATAGCTCTCAAGGATTGAGCATAGCTAGCGTCTTTAAATCGGATAGCTTTTTGAATCCCATTAATTCTTACGGACACAATGTTTGGGTCGTCATCACGATAGCTGTTCTCTTCTTTGTCAAGGATCTGCCATACATTCTCGTTAGGGTTTTCTTTTACTAGGTTAAACAAAGAGCTTAAAGCTTCGTTTGTCCTTCCTTTAATCCTAACCGCTGCGTTTTGAGATATTACCTGCGCGACAATATTTGAAGCTTCATTAAATCGACCTTTCGCTTTCTTAGTTGCTCTTCCAGAAACGCTGAATCCAGTTCTTCCGTTAGGATATGGAGAGAATTCAATGTTGTCTTCGTCTTTAGCGACCCCCTGAAGAGGGACGTAGTCCTTAAACATCTCCTCAAAGGCATCTATCGTTTCTTGTGTTTCTAAACCAAGACCAACCATAGAGTCCCTTGTATCTTGCTGAATCTCTCTGACCAAACCCGCAATTTCTTCGAGTTTAGCTCTCTGAGGCTCAGAAAGGCTGTTTAAGACCCCGTCAGCCCATTCATTGGACTTTCCTGAACCCTCTTCGTTCTCACCTCCTGATCGCTCTAGGATCACTGCGTTACGCTCTTTAGCATGCAAAGCGTACAGGTACTCGTCAAGCTCTTCAACCCGTATGCCGTTGTCTGAAAGCGTTCGGCCAAGATTCTCGACAGCTCCGTCTAGCTTATCTAAGTCCTCGGCGGCCTTCCCGTACATAGTCTCTTCCGCCAATCTAAAATCCTCTCGCTCTCTGACCTGACCTTTAGTTTCTTTAGCTACATCTTCCTGTAGTTTAAAGACCCTCCTGTACTTGTCTTGCAAACGAACCATCCATAAATCCTTAAGGTCTTCCGATCTAGATTGTTCTCGTTGTTCCCAAACCGCGCCCCTTATATCTCCTAAGTTGTTTTTCGGTTGCTTTAACCATGATCTGTAAGTATTACCTGACATATCTACTGGCTTCTTCGAATCTCGGCCAGAGGATCTGGAAAACTGTACTTCCCCTTGAATATTAGCGGGTCTAGCAGAGTCCCTTTTAGCATCTGATATATTTTTAATTCCTTCAAATATTTCATGTATAGGATGAAGGTTAGGCATAAACTTCATACTGGTTTCGAACTCAATGGTCTTAGAAACAATAGCTCCTTTAAATCCAATGTCACCAGGTATTTTTGATACAGTCAAGTTTAGTTCTGGTACATAACCCTCTTCAGACACTGTGTATGGTATCATCCTGTACGATATAAGATGCCCAGAAACTTCTGATGTAAGGAAGGGGTCTATCAGGTTGTTTTTAGCCGCAAAGTCATAACCGTTTTGATAGTCAATTAATGAAGCTATTCTATTTATAAAAATCTTTTTAGCTTCAGAGAATGGGTTTTCAATTTCTCCTTTAATCATATAATCAAGAAACTCATTGACATCGGAAATGGTTTTTAAATTCCATTCATAGCTAAAGGATGGTCTTCCTGGCCCTTCTATCTGTTCCGATCCTTCTTTTTCTTCCTTAAGATCAACCTTCTGCCTTACTAAAGTTCTCCCGTTTGGTATATTGGTAAATCCTATTTTGTTAGACGACTGATTTAAGTACCCGTTTATTAATTGAACCGCAGTCTCTTCTTTCGTCTTCCCAGACTCAACCTCAGCGGCTAAACGCTCTTTAACAGCAATAGATATCTTAGAAGCTATATATGGATTTCCAGCTATAGCGTTGTTGCCTAAAGTGTTAAAGGTTATAGCAACTTGCCCTCTCTCTCCAGGTTTTAAGCCTTTTTCTTTAGCATCCATAGCCGCTTGACGTTCTAAAGCACCAAGAATAGTTCCAGCGTCTTCTGGTGTTAAATGAGAGGTGACTATTCTGTTGTTTTTTAATTTCGGGTCAACACCTTTTCCAGTAAGCTTTAGCTCGTTTTGTTTTTTAATACCGCTTGGATTTTTTTTCTCTTTTTCAAACCATGTACTATCATAACCTAGATCAACCGCTCTTACCCCATTCAACTCTTCCGAAGACCCTACTTTTTTAGCACTCCCTTTTGTAAAGTGTTTCATGTGAGCTTTCGAAGCTTGAGTTCCTGTCGATCTAGCAAACATAACCGATCCGTCAGCTACAGCGTTGCCGCTGCCCGCTTCATCGAGCCTTACTAGTCCGCTCATATTGAACAGCTCAGGGTGATCCTTTTTAGATACCGTGGAGAACCCACGCGCCATCTCTTTAAGCTGTTCTTGAGTAATCCCTGAGTCGATTGCCGCTTGAATATTCTTCTTTGCTATGACTTGCCCTTCAAAGTCAAGTCTTTCAGTAGCCCCTTCAGGAGTAAAGTCAGACATGTTGGTATACATGTTCAAAGGTGAATTGTACCAGAGACTACTGACTTCTTTAGCCAGCTCTGAGTATTGCACCCTAAGTTCAAGGTCCTGATCCTCGTTGATTTTTTGCCTGTTTCTTCTTATCTGACCAAAACTAGAGATGCGCTCCATTTTAACCTTGTTACCTTCTGAATCCAGCTTAGGCTTAGGTGGATTAACTATATGCTTCTTGCCATCTTTAAGGAAGTACATATTGGTAACAACGCCAGGAAACTCTTGGTTAGCCGTTGTCTTGTTGTACCAATTTCTGAAGTGGTAAAAGTCGTTTACCTTAACTTTTTTAGATTCCCCCGTGTATCCGCTTGGCCTCCCGACCGTCCAGTCAGCCATCTCAACTCCAGATTGCCTATTGAAATCATAGTAGATTTCTGTGTCATTTAGATACGTAAACCCCTGGCTTCTTGACATAACCGTGCCTCCAGGTTTTGCTTCTGAGGCTGTCTTTTTACCCGTGTCGATTTTAACGGAAGTTCCTGAGATAATATTTGAAACGTTATTAGCTACTGAGATTAGATCTGACTCATTCTCAATAACCCTCTTTCCAGCGAATTGATTATTAAACCAGTTCTTTACCTTCTGCCATATGTTCGTATACTTATTAGATCCTTTCACGTAATCGACAAAGAAAGCAGCAATGATTTCCTCCTGAATCTGCTCGTTAGAGAAACGGCTAGACGGGTAATCAAGTTTTACACCTTCGATTAGGTTAGCCAGCGCCTTATTGGTTTTTGCTAGCTTAACGAGTTGGTTGTAAAAGTCTTTTCTTTTCGTTCCGTTTTTCCCGAAAAAGTCTTGCAATAAGTAGTGAGTCACAAGTTCCTCCGAAACAAGATCTACAGCGGATGGAATCTTATACGATGAAGACAGCTTAGTCGCCGCTTCCTTGACTTTGTCTGTAAACTCAGCGGAGTTTGTGTCTAGCAAATGAATTTCGCCAGTTTTCCTGTTAACCATACCGTAAACAAACTCACCAAAAGCTAAAGGAGTGCCTTCTACACCTTCCACAGCCTTAGACATGGATGTTAGGCTTTTATGATTTACAAACTTGTCTCCTTCGTTTCTAGACAAGTTACCGCCAAGGGACTCTTGAACTCTTGATATAAGGGAGATAAACTCAGTAGAGAACCCAGCGGCTCCCATAGATTCTGGGGTAGCGCTAGCGATGTCAATACTCGATGGCTCAGGAACAGACTCTTGTTGATCTAAAGCTTCAGGGTCTTCCTGAGTTTCTTCGGCTGGCTGTGACTCTGTCGATTCGTCAAACAAAGAAAGCTGAACGCCTTCTTGAGATTCTTCCGCTATTGGAGCGACATCCGCCTGCTGTGTTTCTTCTGGGGTTGCGTCCTCAGGCGTAATCTCTACCACTTCCCCGTCAGCGGTTTCTACTGTAACTCCGCCGCTAGTGGGGTCCTCTATAGGCTTGGTGATTTCTTTTAACTCAGCTTCTTTTTGTTCTGGAGTCAGCTGATCGTAAGTCTCGCCGATTTCTTTAATCTCTTGTTGGACTTTTTCGAGTTCCGCTTGTTCCTTCGCAGCCATTCTAGAGCCCTTCTTAGAGATGGAATCCTTTAATCCTTTCTCCCTCTGTAGCTTTCTAAAAATTTGCTTCTGAGTAGAAACGCTTGCGTCAGAAGGGACTTGACCCATAATCTCAAGAAGGTCTTTGTCTGTCTGGCTCTCTTTTCTAGCTTCTTCTTTAGTCATCTCACCCAAAGAAACCTTATGAGATCTGTTCATCTCTCTTAGACCCGCAAAGTTTTTATCTCTAAAAAAGTCCAAATCAAGCATTTCTTTATCCGAGAAAGAATACTTTGCTGATTTGTATGCAGCTCTACTTCCAAGAAGTATACCTCCTAAGCCCTCATGAAGAGCAGAAGTTAAAGCTTGATTTATGTACTCCCCTGTAGTTTCCGCAACCTCAAACTCTGCTTTTTCATCGAACAGGTTCCAGACTCTTTTTAGAGCGTCGGAAGAAACCTCTTGAAGAAGCCCTGTCTCCGCTTCCGACACGAAAGCGTTTGCTGTGACCGCTCCCGCTCTTGCTATAGAGCTGCTTATATCTTGCTCTACAACTTCAGCAAAAGACTTGGCTCCAATTTTTCCCACTGTTTTGCCGAAAATGCGGGTTAGCAGGCGGGCGCTGAAAGAGTTTATACCCTTGACGTTTCTAAATCCATATCTCTCAAGGGCTACCTGAGCAAAAATAAACGGAGCAGCAAAGGCTGTTTTTTTTGTTTCCGAAACGTCGTCCCATTCAGGACCAGATGTCATATCCCTAAAAGAAGACAAGGTTTGACCTGTAAGAGCAAAAGTATTAAAAACCTTTGAAGGGCTCATAAAAGAAGGAAGCGAACGAGCTACACCAGAAAAAACCTGAGTGGCTAGATTCCTGCCCTCAAACTCATTTCGTTTTTCGTCGGAAACACCTGCCATTTCTTGAACGAAAGAACCAAAGTCTGAAAAGTCAGCTGCATCCTTAGAGTCCTTAATGGCTTTTTCTCTGTACGCACTATTCGTAAGCATCATCCCTCCTAGAGGGCCAGTCATAGCACCGCCAAGCATAGCCAGTTCGGTAACGCCCTCTACAAGCTCTTCCACACCGTAGCCAGCAAACAAAGAAGCCAGCGCACCTAAATCTGTGCCTTGCTCTTCTTTTATAGCATAATATCTACCCACGTTAGAAGTAAACGCTTCTGACCTGCCTCTTAAATTAGAGGTCTCTATTTCAAGGTCTTTTTTCTGATCTCGGATTTCGCCAACTAGCCCGTCAGCTACTTTTTGTTCTCCGTTTAGTATCGCTACCTCGTGAGCTTTTACAAACTCATCGTATTGATTTAATCTTTCTTGAAGACTATTTGATGCTTCGTTTATCTCTTTAGATTCGGTTTGAATGTTTTCGACTCCTAAAAAAGGAGGGGTTTCAAGGAAGTTCGCCTTGGCTAAATCATTTACCTTCTTTGCGTCTTCGACTATGTTCTCGTTCATAAACGAAACTAAGTCTCCGCCTGAAAACCTCCACTCGTTCCTGTCAACGGCTTTGTCTGTGTAGAATTGCTTGTCGGAGTCTGACATCAAGTGTCTTGACGTATCGAACTTACGTTTCTCCCCATTAGGTGCTGTTACGTTTACAAAGTCAAAACCAGGAGTAGCTTCCTCAAATTTAAAACCGTACCTGCTATATTTATTTCTGAGTTCACCAACAGCTTCTTCTTCTGGCTTCTGCATAAGGTTGCTGTCGATAAAGTCAACATCAACATCAAACTGACCCTTAATCTCGTCTTCTTTGATAGGAACAAACCCTGCGTATGGATCTGTTTGTTTCTCTGGCTGTTCTTGTATGTAAGGCTCTTGAGATACCTCCATAGGCATCTGAGACATAGCGGCTTTAAAGTCGTTACCCGCTAAGCCCGAAAGCTCAAAATACCTAGCCGCAGCGCTGTTAGACAGGTTGCCTCTTTTGGCCCAGTCAATGTAGTCCTGAAGATCTTTCTCATCCATACTACAAATATACGGAATAGACCTTATCCTTTACTCTCGACGAAAACGCCCGCTAGAAAACCTGTCAAGGACTGAACCGATAAAACTTCTTTTAGGGGATTCCGCTTCTGACACCATGCCCCCGTCTGCAAATTCTTCTTGACTGGCTTCTTGCAATTTACTGGCTTTTTCCGATTTAGCCAGCAATTTCGCGAGTATTTCATCGTCAATTCCCTCACTCCTTAGGGCTGAAAGTACATTCTCGCTTGCTATAATCGTTTCGTATTGAAATTTAGGAGTATCTGGATTACCCGTTAATAGATCCTCCTCTGAAGTAACGCCAGACTCAACGGTCGGCTTCTTGACGGTTACGTGAACCTGTCCGTAAGGATCAACGTTAAAGCCTACAATACTTGCGTTTTCCCCTACCCCAAGGCTTAACGTTTTAATAGGTTTCTTTAATTCGTACATAGAGTCAAATCCTACTTTCACTTCTGGAACGGATGGCGTTGCGGCGGTCAAGCCAAATGTTAAGGGAGGTCCCGCTTCGTTTCCAGACCCGCTAACGCCTGAAGGCAGGTCAGCAGGAGCGTATTCCCCTACAACTACCTCTCCAAACCTCTCTGCAAGGTTTTTAGTTTCGTCCTTAGGTACGGAAGAGTGTGAGTTAAACGATTGCTCAACACCAGATAAAAACTCTTTTTTAGCGTTTTGAAGAAACTTCTCATCCGTAAGAAGCTCATCTATGTCGGTTTGATCTCCACTTTTAACCTTCCAGTCTCTAACGATCCTTCGCTTAAGGTTCTCATCGTTTTCCATCTTAGCCGTAGCCCAGTCCCTAGCGTCTGATTTACCGTCAGGGAAAGCGCGGCCTTTTGCGTTCTTCTCAAACCAGTTAAAGCCTCCTTCAAATTCAGACCGTCTTAGTTTTGGCATAAAAGGAGCCTGTGGGACCGACTGATTATAAACGTCAAGACCGACAGGCATACCGTTTTCAAACTCACCGATATCGACTGGCTGGTTCAGTTGCATGTATTGAGTCTCGTAGTACTGTGTGTCTCGCTCATCCTCAAATCCATCTTTCTCCCAAGGGTTTACGCCAGCTATAGTAGATTGCGTCTGGCTTAGAAAGGTTCCTTTGCCAGCCCCGTCTTTTGCACTTCCGAAGTTCTCAGTTTTGTAGGCTTCTCTCCCTGTGATAAAGTTTTGCAACTGCTGTGTAGCTTGAGCAAATTGAATCATACCTTCTGTCGATCCAGAGAAGTCGTCTATACTCTCGGTAAGGTTTTGCGCCCATTGCTTGGCATAGTCGTAGTCGCGCCCAAACATAGTAGAACTGTCAGCCGCTTCGATCATAGAAGCCATTTTAAGCGACTTGTCTTGAGCTTGCTTCTTCCTAGTGTCTATGTTGGACACCTCCTCTCTAAAGCCCTTAAACGGATCGAACTGGGGCATAGGCTGTCCTGCCGCTGGCGCGGCTTGAAACAACTGTCCTGGATTGTAATTAGTCTCGCTCATTTTCTTGCTTTCATTGCAAACTCTCTCATCAACTTACGAAAGATAGGGGACTGCTTCGCTACTTCCTCTTGTTGCTCTGGATTTAAAATAACCTCGCCCCCCGTCATCTCTCCGATCTTAGCCCCGTCTTTCAGCATATCGATAGGGTTTGTTTCGTGAGAGAACTCGCCAGGAGTAACCATGCCGCCGTCTTTGCCGTAAAAACCTGGTATCTCGCGCCCAAGACCCTGAATTTGCTGATCAGTAATAGTCTTCCCAAAAGCTCTGTCGCTGGCCTGGCTTGCTTTAGCTCTTTTGTTTCCGCCAAACAATCCTCTGAGTCCAGACAAATCCATTCCCTTAAAATCCACACCTTCTAAGTCCCCCTGCCCAAAAGCTCCAAGAACGCCTCCGATCGCATCGCCTGTGGCTTGAGTCTTCATCATGCCAGCCATATTCTGGTTGTAAGAAGACTGATCAGCTATTTGCTGTTGCCTTTGCATCTCACGAGCATCAATTTGCTGAGCCGTACCAGTATTCATGTCCTGCACCCGTTGTTGCTGACCAGCGAACTCACCTAAAGCGGATTGCTGCCTCGCCGCAGACTCGACCTCAATACCCATACGTGACTGAGCTGCCTGCCTTTGAGATGCCCCAAGCCCTCCTAAAAGCGCCTTAGCCCCTCCAGATTTTAAAGCCCCAATAGATGTAGCTTCCTGCTCCGCCGCTACCTGTCTCTGCATATCAGCTGCTGGATCCTGCTTAGATTTAGCGAGATATTCATTCCAAGCGCTACCTACCCCGTATTGAGGCATGTTTGCTTTAAGATCGTTATATTTTTGCTCAGCCGCAGCCTGAGCGGCAGCTGAATCGTCTTCGAGATTATTGGCCGCTTTACGGCCACCGATAAACTGAGCTAAGGCGGGGCCATATTGACCAATTAATTTCCCTGCTGCTAGAAGTGCTGCTGACATAATGCAAATATAGTTATTGTTGCCCTAACGGGTGATGAGACTTAGAGTCGGTTACGTGTGTGTTTATACAGTACAACTCGTGTTTTGTGTTTGATGAGTTCGTTAGCTTGATTTTCGCCCAGTGACCGCGCATTGGATCTCCATTTGAATCGTTTAAGATTATATGGTCCTGACCATTAGCCTGAGGGACTATGCCAGATACAGTCATTGTATTCCCGCTTACCGAAATAACATTAATCAAGGTGGCATTTGGAAGACTTAATTCAACTCCAATAGGTATGTTCAATCTGTTAAGCCTGATAGTAGAGGTTAAAATCGTGTTTGATTCCGCTGTAGAGGCATAGCTTAAAGTTCCTACATACATCTTTTGACTAGTGCTATTGCTAGAGGTGTCTCTAGGCATAGCAGCGTAGTAACTACCCTCTTTCTTAGACCAAGAGGTTATAGCTCCAGATGTCTGACCTAGATCTGTTTCAACTCCAGTGTTCATATCCCAATCAGCGGAATCACCCTCGTAAGACAAAGCGTTGTAAACCTTAACCCTAGAAGGAGACACTTTAGATACAACTTCAACCATAGAGTCCGCGACTGAAGCCTCGTAGAACATGTTTCTGTTAGTAGGTGTTGCGGAGTTATCATCGTGACGGTAAAACGCATTGCCGTTCGTGTTATACAACGCGCTATAAAGCATATTGTCTTGGCTAGCGTAGATATCTGGCAGGAAGCTGTACTTACTCTGCCACACCCCTCTATTGACGTCATACCCAATGGTTTCCCCCGTAGAGCCGTTTTTACCTGTGATAAAGTACGTGTTGATCCTTGGGTCATACCCGCTAACGTATTTTGTATACCCAGCCTTAAAGAAATCCTCAAAAGCGGAAGACATACCTTTGTCAGATATCGGAGTAAGCTGATCGCCTCCAAGCCTTATTACTCCCTGTCTAGACTCATCAACGAAGAAGATATCATTATCCTGAATGAGAACAGCCTCTGGATGTCCTCCGCAGCCGTAGTCTCCAGAAGCATATCTAGGCTGTCCTATTACACTTGTTGAAATGGCTACATTTCCACTGCCTTCTGCGTACTGAATAATGTTTTTACCCACAGGAACTAGAGACAGCTTATTCTCTTGAATAGCCGCTAGGTTGTCGCTATAATTACCTATATAGTTAACTGATCCAAACTTAGATTCAAGGCTGTCAAAGTTACCTAATGAAGGGTTAAACGAAGTCAAAGAGAGGTTAGCGACGTCTTCAGCATATGCGTCACCGTAGGTTAATCCGTTTGATCTTCTTATTTCAGCTGCACTCTTGTACGGCACATGAGGCCGACCTTTATGCCATTCTTTTGTGTACTCAAAATCATCAACCTGAAGGTTTTCAATTGATAAGTCCAAGTAATCCCAATTATCTAAATCATGCACAGCTCCATCCCCCGTCGCGCTAACAGTAATGGGTTGCCAGTTATTAGATGCAGGAGCTGTAAGGCGAGGAGTTTTACAAGATACGAGCCTCAGCCATGTATCCCCATTTCTAGTTGTAACCGCAGGTCCGTGAGCGTTACTCCATAACGTATCTCTTATTCCCGTGTCACCCACAGTGTATATACTTCTCGGTTTGCCTGTCTCGTAATAAACTTTTGTTTCAGACGCCTTTGAAGGTGACAATACTTCAACTACGGTTCTTTGCCCCCAGTAGTTAGCGCCGCTAACTTGAACGCCATCTGGGTAAGGCGAAGTTATTTGATTTCCGCCGTAAGCTTCGGCAACGGAGTGCCAATCAAACCCTGCATATTTAAGTCCAGCCTGAGTACCTGACGAGTCAGTTATCGTTACTCCAGAGTGAACCTCTGGGGCATCTAAAATTAAAAAAGTTCCCGTTTCCATTTCGACAACATTTGTAGCCATGTTTATCGGGTTATCTGTGGCATCGGTACCCAAGATGACGGAGTCAACTACTTTAAACTCTATAGGTTTATTAGGATCGTTTGAAGTAGGGTAGATCGTTGCTCCTGAATCGTCTACATAAGAGATAACCCTTAATATATCACCAGGAGTAAACGAATAATTTCTTAAAGAAGATTTTTCTTTTGTGTAAATATCTAAAGTCTTTAAAGAGAGGTACAGCCTTTTACTACTTGTATCGATACTGTGATCGGTATTCCTTGTTACAAAAGCAGGCCCCGTTGTGTATTGAAAGTAATCAGAGAAAGAAGACATTCCCCCGTAAACAACCTGCCATTTAGCGGCCCATGCAGGTGGCTCGGAATCCATAGCGATCTTTATTTCACATCTACCTTCTTTTCCTGTAGCTCTTTGACTTGGAGCTTTTACATAAACGCTTCCTATTTCGTTTACAAAACCAGATCTATTCCACTTGTCATAATAAACGATACCGAAGTCATGAGTACACCCCGCTTTAAAAGTAGAAAACGAAGATGTTGTAGACACAAAAAGATCTAAGTTTTGAATATACGCAGTAGTGTTCGTTATAGAAAAGGTTTGATCATTCTGAGATAGAGGGTCTGAACCCACATTCATTACCTGATGCTCATCTACAATAGGTCCGATTTCTGGGATATCTGGATAATACGGGATGGCGGAACCATAAAGAAGAAGATTAGTAAACGATATCTTTTTTATGTAAGGCTTTATAATAAAAGAAGCGTCTGTGGTCGAACCAGTCGCAACGTCATCAAACCCGTAAGTTATCTTTATTTTTGCATGTGTAAAAGCAACTATATCTCCGTTAGTCGTCAAAGAACTCATAGCGTTTGTAACGTAAAACAACCCAATAGAGCTTGGGGTAATTACGTAATCGTACTCTACGGTCCTTTCTATACCTTGAAATACTCCTTGTAACGCATTTGCAACATCCGCCAAAGTTTGATCTTCAGGAACGGTGTAAGTTAGGTTTATCGGAATTTGAAGGTCTGTTTGACCACTGTTTCCACTATCCCCTATAGCAAAGAAAGCATCCTCATCAGAAGGACATAAACCAACTATAAAGGGATCGTCGTTAGCGTCCCAAAGACGGACGCTTGAAATGCCTGATGTAGTAGTCCCTTTTACGCTACCTACTGGAGAGTAGTTAAAGTCAATATTAATTTTTGTGCCTCCGTCTACAACGTTAGTAGCTGCGCTTCCGTTATCCCAACTAACCTGATTTGCCAAATTGACAATAATGTCTCCGTTGGATGTAATACCTCCTTCATCAACAATCTTTCCTTGCGCTCCAAGCCCTGTGTCGCTTCCAGCGGGATAAAAATTTTGAGAAAATTTAGCCTTTACTTGTTCTCCATTCAACCCCCCATTTGGATAACCTTCGGTATAGTTGGAGTAAAATAATCTATTTCCAGCAACGGCCTGACCTAATGCTTTTTTAGGAACATTGTCGTACATCTTGTCCACTAGATTAGAGCTAGTGAATACTTTTACTATATCATTGTAGAACCTGTAATCTCCAGTAGCGTGATTCCATACGAGCGTAGGCTCACCCAGCACATCTCTTGTCTTACTAGAGCCTACGGGAAGATCATCGATTATGAAAAATGACCCGTTATTGCCTCTTTTAGCTAAAAGCCTAATTGATTCTACGTCAGGGATACCATTGTATGGCTGGATTCTTAAGTTATCAAGATTAAACCCATTTGAATTTGAAGACCCTAAAGCATACGAGTATTGAGGGTTTATCACGCAAACGTTTTCAAAAATCCTGTCTCTTGCGCCTGACTCTGCCGTGTTCTGAAAAACAGCAGAAGGTACAGCTAATTCCGAATAAGGAGATATAGCTGACTCTTCGCCGTCTTTGTATATAAGCTGCGTTGCGAATTGGAAGTAATCATTAAGAAGTTCGTTCGCAGGTATTGAGGAGTCCGTTTCAAACCGAACGGTGGGACAAGAATTAAGCGCAGCCCTAACTGCGGTCAGCGAGTAATTAAAAGTGCGTGAGTCCGAAAAATACTCCCCAGCTATTGCTCTTTCTACATTTATCTTCCTAGGAGGATTCACGTTGTCTGTAAAATAGATAATAGTCTGAATATTACCGTTTTGCTGAAAATCACCATTTACAACATCTGCCTTGACAAAGCCAGAATAGTCAAAATTAAACTGCGAAGATTTAAATACTATTTTGTACGTGTCGCTAGACACATCGTACTGATAGATAGCGTCCTCCGAAGAGCCATCGTTGTCTGCTACAAAGAAGTATGTCTTACCTCTCTGTGGGTCAGATACCTGCCCTATGATTGTAACGTTATTAGTCGCTGTTAGAGCGCTACCAGACACTGCCGTACCCGCGATAGTCCCTTTAACATTCTTGATAACGCCCTCACTACCTTCTCCGTCTTCGGATATAGTTACGTTTAAAGCGTCGGTCATAGCGCCAGCCTGTAGCAATCGCTCATCCTCATCACTGACAAGGAAGCGTGGTGTCATTTTATCAATCGCCATTAGAACTTAGGTGACTGTTTGAAATTCTTTCTAATTGTCTTCAGGGCCTCCTCTTTTGTGAACGACTTCATACGCGAATTCGCTTTACGTCTCTCGTTGTAATACTCCTGCCGCGCTCTAGCCTTTTCGTTCGCTGGTACAGAAGATCGTCTCTCGATGATTTTGTAGTACATATAAGACATTAACGCCTCCTCTAGGTACACATGTACCGTTGGGTTCTTAGAACGCGCCTCATCAGCTACGTATTCGATTACAATCTCACTCACACCGCTCATAGGGCTGATCTCAATCCTGTTCTGATCAAGGTTAACCCTGAACTCTCCTCTGTATCTACCCCCTCCAGCTCCATAGACGGCGTTCTGAGCCCCGTAATAGTAATCCCTGAAGACAGTAGAGTTAAAGCCTGATTGTATCCCTACGTCGCCCGTAGAGGTCTTGTCGTCAATCCTGTCGTAAACGCCATCGCTGTCACTATCATTAGCTGTTGCCGAAGTAGGCGCTTTTACGCCAGCCCCATCGTCATACGCTTGAGAGTAGTTTATGTTCTTATTCTCCCCAAGGACGTAAACCAGGTTGTCGCTCCCAACCACTCCGATCTTACTCCATCCTACATAGTCGTCTGGAAGCTCTACGGTGTTATTAGCAGAGTTGATGGTTAGTTTTAAAGACCGAATCTTATTGGATACATCAAAGCCCAGCTCGCGGATGCCGCGAAGAGCGTGAGTCCTTACCTGATTATCGCTAGCGGTGCCTGCGAAATCATCCTCCGCCATCGTAATGATGAAGTCGTTTATAATCTGATTGAGAGGTACTGTATTCCTAGCCATTAGTAAGTTTCTGCTTGTTTCCTAGCCGTCATTTCCGTACCAGTATAATTAACGATATCCGTATCCCTTAAGTTGACCCCGATCATCTTGCCGATCTCGTAAACCAAATCAGAGACGTAGTGCTCTGGAAGCTCGAAATCGATCATGCCTCCAGCGGTCGTCGCATACGTAGGAGGAGAGCTGCTTCTAACCCCAGTAGATGTCCTCCCTTCTGGATACTTATAGTATCTAACCTCGATCTTATTTATACTGGTAGGGAACACATGTATGTCTTCAGATACCAAAGCGATAGGGAACTCCTCTGTAGGGGAGCTAAGGTTGCTAATGAGGATACGTTCAATCTTCTCCTCGTCGTAGCAAATCTCGATAGGCTTCTTAGTGGATTGGTCTAAAAGCATGCTTCCTGCGGTAGCCATGCTGATGATTCGGGCCATCGGACTGGTCGCGCTAGAAACGTTAAACACGCCGCTAACCTTACTTAGCGTAGCCTTAGTAGAGAAAGCAGCCAGATCCTCTTGGATGCGCTTAAATCTAGACTTATCTCTAGACGGGTCAAAACCAGAACGAGACAGCTTCTTGACGTCTTTTAGCTCGTCGAATAAACCATTGAATATATTGAGCTGAGCGACCTGGGCAAATCTGTTGAACTCGACAGGCGAAACAAAGCCCTGTTGGTCTTTATTAGCCAGGTCCTGCAACGTATTGTACACAGTTTGTATGCTAGCTCCGAATGTCTTTGCCATGAAGCAAATATACAAAAAAGAAAAGCCCCCTAAATAGGAGGCTTCTCATAGTGGGTGTAAGGCTGTCTTAGTCTAGCTGACGTTCGATCTCTCCAACTACTGGGGCTGCTGCCTCGGTCATGCAGTAACGAACAAAAACGTCTACTGGGTCCTGACCTATTGGCACAGATACAATAAATTTGTTTGTGTCGAACCACTTAATCGCATCGCTGTCAGCTTTAATAATTTGATAGGATACAGCCCGCTTAATCTTAGACTTCATGGATATCATCGGGTTATCGAATGACTCGATAAACGTTTTGGGAGATGCTTTAGCCTTTTGAAGCAAGTCATACTTTATTTCGTCTACTGGTCTGTCAACATCAATACCGAATGCAAGCGCCACAGACAAAAGCTCATCTAAAGGCTTTGCTCTTAGTGTAGATATAGCATCATTCAGCAGGAACTCGTCGTCAAGACTATTTGTAGCTATTTTTTCTGTATTAACTAACCTAAAAAGAGACCCTCCATTAGATTCATTAGATGTATGATTGTCTAGAAACTCTTTCAAGTTTGGCTTTTCTTTAGGCACAAAAAGCTTTCCGTAAGTGAAGATCAATGGAGTCAGTACTGAGTTTTCTGACTGCTCTTCGGTAAAGATTGATTTTTCTTTCTCGCAATACCTGCAAGATCTCACCGAGTTTGATTCTTCGTCGTAAAAAGTATACGATGCGTTGCGCATCATAAATACCGCACCGTTAGATTTTAGTAATTCGTATTCAGCGGATTTTGAATCTGGCCTTTTAGCTGTTCTCGTAGAGCTAATAACCATAGGGGATTCGGCTTTTTTAGGACGGCCAGGTCCCTTATTCGTCTTAGTCATGATCAATTGAATTTAATAAATTAAGTAAAGAGTAGTAAAAGAGCGGAGGCGAATTCCCCCGCTCAGTTACCATTACACTATTAGTGCTTTTTCAAGAGAACGTGCTGGTTAGCAGCTCTCACACAAAGGTTACACTCAGAGCGATAGTTGAATTTAGCTCTGTCTTTTCCGTCAGTGTTGTATCCGAGGACACCACCACCTTCAATCCAGTGCTCCATGTCTCTGCTGTAGTTTCCAGCTGACTTGTAGTTCATCTCCAAAGAAGGTGCTTTAGCACCTGTCTTAGCATCAGCAACAGAAGTCATAGGAATCATAGCTCCGAGCAAGCTTCCAGCAGCTCCAATACCACCCATAGTAGGGTCGTTCAAGAGTTTCCAGTCATGCTTGTGGAAGTTGTAACCACCGCGAGTAAACGACTTAAAACCAAGGTTTACTGCCATGTCCTTGTCGTTGTTAAACGCTCCGAACTGAGTTGCAAGGCCAGAAGTCAAAGAACTAGCAGCGCCTGCGGCGAGCATGTCATCAATATTCAAAGACATCTGTCTGTTGAGGTACATAGCGTACTCAGCAGGAGCACCTTCTTTATCGAGTTGAAGAATGATTGCGTCGATATCAGCCAAAGAAGCAAAGTCTGTGTCTGTGTTTGCGCCAGAGACAATGCCTCTATTCTCAACGGCAGCCATGTAACCTTCAGATCCTGTAACGGCTCCGTCAGCTAAGGTATTAGCACCTTTTTCGGCGTAAATCAACATAGCCTCTCTTTCGTTCATGAATCGCTTTCGCGTGTCCATTTCGTTCTTGTGATACCATCGGTAGTCACCGCCTACGTTAATCCATCCAATGTTAGTGGCTTGAGATCCGCTTACCTCAAAGCTCTCTTTAACAATAATGAAAGGATTCTCGTAACGAGTTAAGCTAGTCTCGTATCCCTTAGTTGGCTGATCCGAACCTTGAGCATACATATTACCGATAATATTCATTACACCACCTGTTACAGTGCCTGGGGCGGTGCCGTCAAGCTCAAGAGCAGTGAAAGTTGCGTTGGACGCGTGAATAGCCGTAACGACCAATCGCTCACCGCTTGCAGCAAGTAAAACGTCGTTCAAACGAATACACTTGTTTGCAATCAAATCAGCAGAAGTAGTAGAACCGTCGCGCTCTGTGATGGTGCAAGCTCCAGATCCCCCTACAGTCACCTTCAGGGTTCTGTGAAGTCTACCTTCTTCGTACCAGTGAGTCTCGTCAGCTGTTCCAGCGCTCTTCTTTGCGCCAGTCAGCTCCAAGAGGCCAGTGATACCTTGATCGCCAAAAGTAGAGACATAAAGATCTCTTACGTCTGGTTTTGTTGGGTCCAATAGAGAACCCAATGTTGTATAATTAGCAGGCGTGGCGTCTAGACCTCTTGGTCCTACGTCCGCTGCCGTTCCATTTGATAAAGCCATAATTTTTTATTTTTTAATAGTTTAGATAAATCCGAACCCTCCGCCACCTTGCCCAAGCGCTTGTTTTAATTGTTGGGTAAGAGCGTCAGGCCCTTGTGGTGTACTGCCTTGATTCGGAGACTGAGCGGTTACGTTAGCTGCACGATCGACTAAACCTCTTTGACCATCGGACATACCCTGCTTATAAACAGATTTTACGATACTTTCCATATTGTCAATGACGGCTCGGTGAACATTCAACGATTCGTAATCCCAGCTTCCATCCTCACGTACATAAGGATCAAAGAACTCGTCAAGGCGAGCGTTTTTGTCCGCAAGCTGATTCTTGTAATTGTCATCCATTCCGAAAGTAAAGTTCTTTCCATTTCCAAGGTCAAATTCAACCCCTTCCATATCCTTCACTTCGCTTCTCATAGACGCAATCCAGTTATCATCAATTAGAGATGTCGATGTTTCTGCTTGGCGTTCAGGGGCCTGGTACTGCGAACGCAGACCTTCTATCCCACTTCGAGCGCTAGCTGAGTCCATCTTCATTTGCAGTTGCGAGAGCTTCACCTCATCTTCTGAGTGTAGATCGGGATCAAGCTTATACTTGCTAGAGATCAATAAGCCAACTTCTTCTTGAGATAGGTTCGGGTAATCAGATGCCATCTGTACCTGAATAGCAGTCATGTCGTCCATTTCGGAAGGGTTCATGGACTGGTAAACAAACCAATCTCTAGGGTCACGGCCAGTCTTTTCGACAAAATCCGCGATCACAGAAATTCTTTCATCGAGCTCTCTCTGCTCCTGCTGTTGCGACTGTAGGTCATCTAAAGAACGGACATCTCTCCCAAGCCTTTCGCTAAGGAAGTTGAATACCGCGCCTTCAATTTCTTCAGGTGCATATTGTTGTTGGGCTTCGGGCTGATCGCCAACCTGCTCAACAGGTGTTTCTTGTGTTTGTTCAACCTGCGAAGGAGCTTCCTGAGTAGGCTGTTCCGTTTGCTGGGGTTGGTTAATCTGAGCTACCTCTTCATCGCTTACAAAGCTAAATGATGACGTAGACTCTTCTGGTGCAGAAACGGGAGCCTGCTGCTCCATCGCCTCTACGGGTTGTGTGTTCTCTTCCATTAGAATTTAATTTAAGTGCAAATATATAACTTATTTGTTACCCGTGATTTACGAGCTTGAACTTAGCTTCCTTGATAGCGTTAGGATGCGGGGCATAATCACCCTTCATCAAGAAGTACCTTCCGCCTTCCTCCATCCAGTGAAACCCAGACGGCGCAGGGACAGCTTTAGTAGCTGAGCTTACTTTAAGCTTACCTCCTTTATTGTTCTTGACAGCTTTCATTGTACTTGATTTTTAGCGAGCAGTATCTTGATCTCTTGGATGTCTTTCATCATCTGACGTACATCCTCTTTGAATTCTGTGTTGTCCGTTTCAAGGACAGCTACACGAGCAGATAGCTTGTTGTAATCTGCCTGGAACTTAATCCAGCCTCCGATAAGCGATCCCGCTACGATTAGAAATTCGAAATGACTAATATGCTCTACCATTTTACCACTTTACTTTGTCGGCCCAATAAGCTGCGCTCATCTTGCCCTTTGCAATATTTTTAGCGTGTCTAGCTTTAAAACTAGCACGTTTCTTCTTCATCTTGTCGCTTTCGCCTTCTTTAGCGGCGCCCGCTGTGCTAGCTCCTTGCTCGCCAAAACGGATTAAACGAATCTTATCCCCTACTTTAGCCAAGACTACATGAGACTTTTTAGCATGAGACGGAGTACGCTTAGGCTTATTAACCCCGCTTAAACCGTTCTTCTTTAGAAGTCTCTTTACCCTAGGGTTTGCCATAATGCAAATATAGGAAATAAAAAAGCCCCCATTTCTAATGGCTCGCTCACGGCCTTAGTCCATACTCCCCTACGGGAATTGTGATAAATTCGACTCCGCTTGGTGTAGCCATTTCAATAACTTTTTCGGTTTCTACAATCCAAGTGCTGTAAGTCGCATAAAAAATACCGTCAATTTCTTCGCATTCTTCCAATGATTCTTGATCATACATAAAGTCCATATTAGGAACTGCATCGTCTTTCCATCCTGCTAAAAAATCTGTGTTAATTGATACCTCCACCCGATATGTGTTGTAGTCGTTCATTACTTTGATAGAATTACAGAGGTAAAGTTGTTTATGCCTGTTACTGCGGTTGTGTTTCCGAAATCAACCCATGTTGTTGTGGTTGGAGGATAACCTAACGCCTCTTTGATTACATAAGATTGAGCGCCTCCACCAATTTTCATTTGACCGTTTTTTATACAAATAGCTGGATACGTACTGTATGAACTCTTTGCTCTTTGTTTGTATAAAGTGTATCCTGTTGACCCTCCGTCAATTAAATCCATAGCATTTGAGGTCGTGCTTTGACTTGAGGTGCTGTTGTCGGGTCTTTGTCTCTGACCTCCATAACCTGCAAATCTCAATTGACCTGTGTTTGTAATAGCAAAAGCACACCAATAAGTCAAGCCCGATACCGACACAACATCACCACCATTATAACTTAACGTTGGACCATCGACATCGGCTGTGCTTGATATTAAAGGGCCACCCTGATGGTAGTTGTTTCTCCCTGTATGATAAATATTCCCATCCTTGACCACTAAGGAAGTTCTATAGCAGCCTCCTTCAGCTTCTGTCACTCCTGTTAAATTGTTTTTATCCCTTGTTCTTGTAGCCGTACTACCTGATTGCGTTCCTTGACCCGTCATATAGTCGTAATTGTAGCCGTTAAAATAAACGTGTCCGCTTGTTGTAATAGCGATGCATTTTCGATAGCCTAGCCTAACCTTTGACCACGTTAATGAATCTTGAATTTCGATCCAAGTATACGAGGATGCTGTGTTACCGTCACCTCGCTGACGACTGCTGCCATAACCTGCAAACCACAAGTTCCCATCCCGTACAGCCATGACGCAATTCTGGTCACCGTCCATACTTATATCATCCCAATTCGTATCTGTGCCATATCTGCGCCATGTGCCATCCTTAATCGCCCAATTTGTATAAGTTGCACCTTCTGCATAATTGTACCACAATTCGCCATTTGCTGTAATAGCTATAAAATTCTCACTTGTAGCACCTCCTTCAATTTTTGTAAATCGTTCGGTAGTAAGTACGCTAATGTTGAAGTCAAGGGTGACATCGGGATTTGCCGAAATGACACCGCTTCCAACTCTTTGCGTTCCTGTTGCGCCTGCTGCAGCTATTGAATTAGGCGTTATACCACTTCCACCTCCTTGCGTGGTAAAGAACCCGTCTACGTTGTCTATGTCCGCTGTTGGAACTCCTGAAATTTCTCCCATAATTTAATCTATTTGAACCCAGTCTTTCGACGGGTCGAAGTAACATATAACCTCACCCCCTTGTCCCGTACCTACAAAATAGCCGACAACCCTCGAATAATAGTTTGCTGTCGTTGGTGCGGCCGAACTAAAAACACCACTTGCACCGATCCATAAAGGGCCGCCTGAAGTTGCTCCGTTAATTGCCGACACCGCGTCAACCATTCCTTGTAAAACGCAGATTCCGCTTCCCGTGTGATAGCCAATCAATTTCTTGCTGTTCGCGTTGCTTGTGTCGGCCAATGCATCACCCATAATGTCTACGATCTTATTTGAGGCCACACCAATGGAAGTATTCATTAGGATGTTCTGTCCCGTGTTTAGTTCGTCCTCCTCGTAGTTGGTTGTGATGTTGTCTAGCTTCGTTTTGTCCGCTGCTGACATAGAACCTGCCGCGCTCGCTGTCGCTGCTGTAATGCTAATGTCTGGAGTATTGCCACCGCTTGACGCAATTGGAGCTGTACCCGTTACCGCTGTCAATCCACCTCCACCGCCTCCCGTGCTTGCGATTGTGACTGTATCGCTGCCGTTGTCTGTGATCGTGACGTTAGCCCCCGCTGTAAGCGTCAGGCCGCCCGTTAAGCTGTTCACCGATGTAACGCCCCCGCTTGCTCCGTTTGCTGCCGCTGTAATGCGTCCCTGCGCGTCAACGGTTATATTTGCGTTAGTATATGCTGCCGCTGTAACTGCTGTGTTTGCAAGCGCAATTGTGCCGCTTTCTGTAATTGTTCCGCCGCTTAAGCCTGTGCCAGCTGCTACGCTTGTAACTGTGCCCGCGTTGTTGCTTACATCTGCAAACGAAAGAACTCCTGAACCGTTAGTTGTTAACGCTTGGCCGTTTGAACCCGCACTTGTTGGCAGAGTCAAAGTATATGTTGCGCCCGCCGAATGCGCTGGCGACTGTATAGTCACGCCGTGCGTGTTAGCCTCACAATTTAAAATAATGGCTGCGCTATTGGTATCACCTTTTACTTCTAATATGCCTGTACCCTTTGGCGCTAAAATTATATTGCCGTTGGCTGTCGTGGTCTTTATCTCGTTGGCTTGCGTGTCTAGGTCACCTGTAAGTTGTGCGCTAGCCGCCATCAAAGCTCCAGCAGCTGTAACGTTTGTCGCATCTGTTACATCTGCGCTTGTTTCAATGCCTGCTAGCTTTGTTGCATCGACTGACGGATAGGTGTTTTTTGCTGTATTAGCGGCGACATCAACACCTACATCAATCCCGTCTACAGTCCCCGACAGATTAATATTTCCGCTGACAGTTAATTCGCCATCAAAACGTGCCTTCCCGTCAACTTCAAAAACGGTATCCGTCCTTGTAGCAGCCGCTCTACCTATAAGTACTATAGGCGCGTCTGCTGAATAACCTGTAGCGCCTGCCGTTCTATGAGTAGCTCTCAGCGCAACAACAGATGCAGAGGTAACACCTCCGTCCACTCCGTCATTATACACTTCTAAGTCAACGATACCTGGAGAGGCTTGTTGTAAGCTTACGGAAGTTTGATTCGAGGATGTTGCTGACCATTGCAGACCAGTCGAAGTTTTTGTTGAATTATCCTTTAAAGCCTGTAAAAAAGGATCTCTTCTGAATTCCCCTCCTTGGTATGATATCACGTCCCCTGTCGCTGGACTCCCGACTATATTTACATCAGATAAATCATCGATGCTTGCCGCCGCAATCCTAGCGTCTACCGCAGAATCCGTGTAAGACACCTTAGCTGTATTAGCGTGAATCTCAGAAGCTTGAGACCCTGAAATAGTTGTAGTATCCCCTGCTAAAGCTGTAGTAGCCGTAGTGCCTAGCTGTAGTGTCGGCTGGAAAGTTACCAATCCAGCTCCGTTTGTAGTAAGAACCTCATTTGCAGAACCATCCGCCGTAGGGAAAGTATAAGCGTTATTGACTTTAATCAATCCCCCTTCGGAAGCTTTAAAGAGCTCTGCTCCCGCCCCGTCTTTTACAATAAAAGATTGGCTCGTTTCGTTGTCGTCATAATCGAGGGCTAAGGTTATGTTGCCGTTAGATCGTATTTCAAGATCATCTGGAACATCTGGTCCTTCGGAAGAAAGAATAGGGCGTATAATAGACGTCCCGTTTTGCAGGAATTTTATTTCACCAACGAGTATACTGTCGCTGAAAGCTGCGCTAGTAAAAGTCGAATGCGCTGATGCGGTTATGTTCCTTACGCTCGTGCCGCTAGATTGCACCGTTAATCCCCCCTGCACAAGAGCTGCCCCCGACGCATAAACCAAATCAGTAAAAGCTTTAACCCCAGCTATCGTCTGAGTGCCTGTAGTCATAACGGCACCCGAAGCCAATACGTTTGCCGCGTCAGTTACGTCAGCCCCTGCTTCAATCCCTACTAGCTTAGCTCTCTCGTCAGATGTAATGTCATTGTGAGATATAACGATCTGATTCTTTACTACTGGGCTAGTAAGCACTAAAGTATTACTACTCGAAGGTGCTGATATCGTAATCTGTATTGTATCTTCTGTAACTGACATATTAATCTATATTTTCAGGAAACCAACCCAGCTCCACCATTTCTTCATGTGTCCTTACCGTCGTCGTACTCGGAACGATTGCCCCAAACGGGAAAGAATGCGAGTTCAGAACGTAGGAGGATAACTGCCGCACTTCGATTTCCGTGAGTTCCGTCATAAGCGATATAAGCCGTTCTAACGTCGCCAATGGGCTCACGGGTATGTTGTATTCGGTATCCACTTGCAAAGCGAACTGCACCCCGTCAGGATGCTCCACCATGCCGAATACCTTCCCGTCGTGTTGATAGGGTTCTTGTGTGGCAAGTGGTGCGGTGACGCAGTAAAGTTCGCGGCTGATTCGTTCCGCGCGTTGCTCGCTTAACAAAACGCCTTCAGGTAGTACGATTATAAAGCCGTTCATTAGTAAATGTTGTAGAAGGTGTTGATGTTAGTTTCGATTCCAGTGCGGTTGGCGGATTCGTTAGAGTTATATATAATCATTTCCTGAATTACACCATTACAAAAACTTCCAATTTCTCCATTGGCAGGGGTAAATGATGCGCCAGAGCTAAATGATTTTTCGACTCCATTTGTGCGCATATACCAATTTTCTGAAGTGCTGTAATTCATCCATACAGCCGTTTGGTTTGATGGCAAAATAGGGGCGGGTGAATCGTTAGCGGTCCATTGATAAAGCGCAGCACCAAAATAAAGTCTGTAGTTCTTTGGCCCTCCTGGATTATAGTAACAATCCACTTTTGTATTTAACGGAATTTGATTATTTGCCTCGTTGTAAGTTTTCCATACCCAACTTACACTAAAGTCAACGCCAACTGCTAGGGGCAGATTAAGCTTTTGAGAAACAAACTCAACAGCAGGCTTCCCGTTGTCCACTATAACCGCACCGCTTGAAACGATTTTAGGTTGATTCGATGTGGTCGTCTGCGTCGCGTCGTAGCTGTTTCCGCTTTGATCGTACCAAGTCTTTACGAAGGCATCACCCGTACCTGCGAAGGCAGTCAAAGAAACCGTGTCGAGTTCACTAAATACGTTGAAGTTTATATCTTGCTCGGTGTTGTCTGACGACCTACGGACTCGTATTGCTGAACCCGTATACGTCGAATCCAAAAGCCTCAAAGAGTACGCCGCCGCCGCACCTGAATACGTGTCGAGGAGTGGCGTGTTTTGGGTGAAGTAGTCGCCTATGTTGGATTCGATGGCGGTGCGGTCTGTGGATTTGTCTGACGAGTACGTTATAAATTCCTGAAAATTACCGTTGAACTGTTCCGTTCCTCCTGTGTTCGCCCCAATGATAAGAGGCACGCTTGTGGGATATGTAACCAACGCGCCTGTTGTGTTCAGCGCTTGCGTTCCGCTTAAATAGGAAGTGCCTGCAAAGGTGTTAAAACTAAACGCGCTTTGAATTGTTGGATAAGCGAAGCCGCTAGCTTTGACCGAGCCGTTAATGTAATAATCAATGTCTCCTGCTGGGTTATTATCGATTGCTTGACTTACCCTAAAATAAGGTGATGAATGTGTTGTGGCGTTAGCAGGAAGGCAAAATGTAACGTTGTACCCGTTCGTTCTGTCTTGTTTATGTACTCCAAAAAACGTCAGTTTTTCGTCATTCGCTACTCCATTAGACGTTCTCAAAAAATCACTTCCATCAAAATCAAGAGTAAATCTTCCGCCCTGCTTTACCAACGCTCCACCCGTGTATATAGTCGGCTGCTTCCATGAAATTGCTTGCGTCGCATTGTTCCCGTTTCCGCTTTGGTCAATCCAAGAACTGACCGTGCAAGTCGTACCCGTGCAGAAAGTCGTGATTGCGCTCTCGTTTATGTTGCCTGAAGCGTCAAAGCCTATCGTGGTCGTCGTGCTGTCGCTTGCCCGTCGGATGGTCATGCAGTCGGTCTGTGCCAAACGTAGCTGACGCGTGGAATATGCAGCAGCCGCAACGCTGCCATACGCTTGGTCAAGCAAGAACGTCGAAGGTTCTGTTTCCTCCCATGTCTGCTTCAAGCTAATCGGTACAGTTCCGCCCGTCCTCGCTTTAAGGTATTCAAGTAGTGCCGCCTTCACCGTAGCGAAAGACGCATCGTCTGCAGGACGAGGTGTGAACTCTACCCAAGTACCCGTGTCGGGATCGGCGAACGCTGCCTCGGAGTAGTAAATCTTTCTGTTGATAGTATTTCCCGCTGTTGGGGTGTCGCTGCTTGCGCTTTGCGCTAGTCCGTCTCCGTCCGCTTTGGCTGTATAGTAAAGTTCCACCGTAGCCGTTGCACCGCTTCGGAACGTCTCCGCGTCGGTTGCAAAGCGATCGTGGTACTGTGCGTCTACTGAAATATCCGCCCACTGAGTATTGTAATCGGTGCCGTCTATTTTTACTAAAGCTTGACCTGCCGAGCCTCCAGAAGCTACACCTGGCCCAACGCTACCTTGAGGGCCTTGAGATCCAGTAACCCCTTGAGGCACTGTAAAGTTTAATAAAAGACCTGTCCCCGCGTCCCCGTCAACTACAGTAGCGTTACTTCCTGCCGCACCAGTCGTCGTCGTACCTACCGATACGGTAGGCGCTGGAGCTGGAGATGAGGCTGGACCTTGAACGCCTTGTTCTCCTTGTTCACCCTGTGGGCCTTGAGGTCCTGTAGCCCCTTGAGCACCCGTATCCCCCTGATTCCCTTTAGGGCCTTTAGATAAAGTAACTTTTACTCTAGCCATTATGTGATGCTTATATCCTCGTTTACTTTGAACGTGCCGTAGAGAATAGTCTCTTCTGTGCTAGTGTTGTTTTGAGAGATGTCGTAGACATAGAGGCCAGACGAGACATCCTTCATATTAGCGGCGGTTTTCGAAAACTTAACGAGGCCATCCGAAGCGTCGGTTAAATCAACGGTCATCAATAATGGAACGTCGGCAGATGCGTCTGTTAGCGTTTCGTCTTCGTCAGAAACTCTCACTTGCATTAAAAAAGTGTGGCCTGTGACATCAATAGCAACCCCAAGGTCATCTTTTAACTCTAAGTTCAGCGTAAACGTATCGCCCTTCCTACAGACAATATCTACTCGCTGAGACCTGTCTAAGTTTAATTGTTGTGCCATATTATAGTCCTCCTAATAGTTGTGAATCCATACCTGTAGGGGCAGAGTCATCTCGTAACTCCCCTCTCTTCTCTTGCCTCTGAGAAAGCAACTTGCTCTGTTCTACCGCCTGCTTCTTTACTCGATCGTCTTTACGGTCTTCCTTTAACACCTCAAGCTTCTGCTTAAAGTTCTCGTCATCCTCTTTAAAGCCAAGGGTAGCTTGAGCCTTAATCATCTCAATCTCTTTTCTGAATTCATGCTTAACGCTCTCAAGCTGCGCCTCTAGCTGAGCTTTAAGTTGCATTTCCTGGGTAGCAATTTGGGCTTCCATTTGCATCTCCTGCATCTTACCTTGAGACGCTGCCTGAGCAGACGCTTGCTGAATCTGAGCCTGCTGCTGAGAGTTCTGCATAGCAATTTGCTGATTCATAGCGATACGCTTCTTTCGGCGAACAACTAACAGTCTCTCCGCTTGGTTAACGTCTTTAAGCTGTCTCACAGCCATAGCGTCTTCTAAATCAAGCTCTTTCTGAGATAGAGAAATCTGGATGTTTTGCTCCAAATATTGCTTTTCAGTCTCCTCCATTTCCTTCACTACGTTAACCCCAAAGTTGTACATAGACAGATTTCGGAAAGAAGAAAGGACTCGCATGTTCTCTTTACCGATAGCGTTCTCATAAACGCGATAAAGGATTGACTCTGGGTGAATTACCTGCAAACACTTAACTACATCCTGGCACACCTTCTTGTATAGAACCATAGAAGAGTTAGTGATGTCGTATATAGCGTTGTTACCAGCAGCCAAAGCTTGCTGACGAACCCCTACAAGAGCATCCCCTTTAGGAGAAGAGGCGTCCATAACTTCGTTAATCCCCGTAGCATCGCGGATCATACGTAAGTAATGATTGTACAAGCCTATAAGCTCGTTTACATTTCTAATGCTATTGCCTATCTCGCGGATAGGTGGGTTCTGGAAACCTCCCTCTGGGTTTTTACTTCTGTAGTAAAAGACACCCGTCTGCTCGTAGATATCGTGAAGCTCCAAAGGCTGGAGCTCGCCTCCTTTACCCAACTGGACATTCTCCAATCCTTCGATATCAATAATAATCCCGTCAGGCTTAGCCTTAGCAACCGATTGCTGCAACTTCAAGTGAGCTAACTGAATCTGATCTGCAAATCCGATGCAGCTGTCTACCATAGACTTAGGCATCATATTAAGCATATTCGTTGCGCAAGCAGAATAAGAAAGGGTAGCTTTAGAAATATCGTGGACGTTCTTAGGTATATTAACCTCTTTGCCGTAGTTGAACAGGAAATCAGTACCAAGAACATAGCAACCGCCATAGATGACAGCGTTCTCAAGCTTCTCTACAGACCGTTCATATACAGAATTCAAAGGAGCTTTGTAGTTATCTCCTTTCATATAAAAACCTTGGTTGCCGTACCTGCTTTCTTTCTCTTCAAAATATATACAGTCTACAGCGGTAAACTCAAAATCAAGAACCTCGATCATATATTCGTCAAACCCGTAATTCGATGTATTGCTAGAAGAGTTATAAGAAGATTGACTCAGTTTCGAGGCGTCGTATCCGTATTTCTTCTGAGCACGTTGAGCGATCTCTTTATACTCTTCTTCTGTGAACTGGTCAGAAGCAATCCGTCGAAGCTCCTGTATGGGCATGCTTCTTACGTGTCCCGCGTAAACCAGGTCAGAAAAACTAGGGTCGTTAGTGTGGCTGTGAATAAAATTAGACGGATCGACATAGTCCGTTTTAATTCCGTAAGAAGGGTCATTTGACCGCTTAACAACCGCCATGCCTATCGTAGCCATGTCATTAACGCATCTACGATAAATCGTGTCGTTAAAATCATTCCAAGACAACGTCATGTTTGTAGCTATCTGCGCTGCAATCTCAGAAGAAGACTTAATGTTATTCTCAAGAAAAATTTCGGCTTCCTCTAGTGTTTCTGGGATAGCATCAAGATCACCAGCAATATCAACGCCTGTCTTTTCTTTAATTTGGCTAAGCGCTGCCTTCTGTTGAATCAACATCTCTGTTTTTCGTCTCTCGGCGTCTTTTTCAGAAGAAGAGAGCGGATCAATAGCCTCTAAGTTAGGGTACGGAGATAGAGATAAAATCTTGTTTACTACAATGCGAACAAATTTTGGCAGGATTGGAACAGGAGTAAAATCAAGGTTAAGCATACTTCCGTCCCCGTTATTAGGGTCTAGCGTATTAAGTAGCTGCTTGTAAATCTTAGTGTCTTGAGTTCCGTTTGCGTAGTCTCTATTTCGCGCAAAAACCTTAGATCTTTTGTTATATAATCCTCCCTCTTGGTCTACGTTGCCCCACTGCTTATATATAGCTTTCGCATAGCTAAGGCCATACTCCTTTCCTTCTTTTGCCTGTGCTGATGCGAGCGGGTCAGGGAATCCAGAAGCACTTTTACCTTTATCGTTATACATTTACCGTTAGTGTTGCGAGATTAGCTCTTGCAAATATAGTAAAACTACAAGTGCCAGGTTTTCGGCTTAAAAGTCCTAAAGAACTGCTTCTCATTAAAGTCGGCCTTAGGCTTTTCTTTCTTTGTTTTCTGAGCGCCAAGTAGTGCCAGCCCAGAGCTAATAGTCAAGTCAAACTTAGTCCTCTTGTCTATTTTGTAGCCAATCCAATCCTCTAGGGTTTTATTAAAGTACATATTACCAAACTCAGCAGACTCTGGCTTTATACCTACGTGATCGTGTATATAAGCCTCGATAGCCTGAGCGTGAGACTGAATAACGTCCTGAGAGTTAGAAGGGATTCCTTTAGTTCTAACGTTTACAGAAGAGTTACCCGTCTTAAGGTGGTCTGGCCTATCCATTAGGTAGCCGTCATATCCCCTGGCTTCAAAGTATCTGACGATACCATACTTGTTATTCTCTACCAGAAGCGGGTAGCCATAGAAGAAAGAGCACATAAGGACGTCTTCGTAGAATATGCTAGCTAAGTCTGGTCGAGAAGCATACTCCACCACAAACATATTAGCGGGGACGTCCATATTGAACTTGTTGTACATATGAAGGGCGCCTTTAGACCCTCTGCCGTCTACCGTAGCGTCTAAATCATACGAGTCAACTCCGCCTACACCGATGTGCTTGTTAGGGGCAATCTTCTTGCCTCTTTCCTCAGCCTTGTTATTCCTAAGATGATCAGGCGGCATCCAGGCAACGCGGAACCGACCATTGGGATCAGGAGAGAACGCAACTTCTTCGTCTTTCTTTCGCCACACAAAGTTCCCCTTAACGACTGGATTGGGGTATAGGTCATCGTTAAACTCTATCTGCTGATAGATCTTACCTATGTTAAATAAACTTCCCTCTATGCTGTCCCTAAATGCCTCGTCTGTAGTAAAAGGGAACTGCCTGATAACCTCATTAAGTTCCGAGGGGTCATCCTTAAATGATTTCCTGTCATTTTTCAAGTAAGTCTTACTGCCCTGGTCGATCATTTCCCCGTCAATACCCTCTATATCCTTTTCTGGATCTTCTATAACGGGGTTGCCGTGCTTGTCGAAAAACCCTTCGAGAGCTTCGTAAGCTGGTATAAAAATCCTATACATGCCAGAGCGTGTCCTTCCGTTATCATTTCTTTGTGACGGGTCAGAGTCATCCCACAAATCTTTATATTCATCTCCTCCCTTACTCATTGGGTTTACGGTACTCCCTACAAGAGCCTTCCCTACAATACGTTTACCTACAATTAAGCAAGTCCTCTCTACACGCCACGCCTCACGGATATCGGTAGGTTTCTCCCACTTACCCGCCTCATCGAGGTACAACATATGTAGCTTCTCCCCGTCATAAGCGTTATTCGTTGTGTTCTTCCAGTTAATAGTACTGTTTAGAGCGTCTCCTTTATAGGATGTCTTATTGTTTTTGGTGATGCGCTTAGAAGGTTCTCTAAACGCAAGCTCCATACGCGGATTCGTCGTACCGTCCTGGATAGGCTTAAAGAAAAATGGATAGCCTCTAAAGATAGAGACCACCTTCTTCATGAAAATGTTTTCCTGAGCGTCCTTACCAGTCTTCGATTGAATACCAAGAAGTTTCTCTTTAACTTGACTAGCCTCGTCAACAAGTACAGCACTACAGACATTAGTATACCCAGAACGGCGACACTTAGTATAAAGCTGACCGAAACAACGAGTATCAGCTTCACACGCAGCCATGTGGATATAGATTTCTCTTTGGAATTGTAAGAATTGAGGATATCCGACATCGATTTTAGACCATTGTAGAAACATATAGTGCCGCCCTGTAATATACGTAGGGATGCCATTATTGTAAAACCAAACACCGTCACGGCGACGCTGAAACTCTTGTTCGATATAAGCAGAAAACTTCTTGCGGAACTCACTCGGTTTTTCGTGCCACTCATCCATACTTCGAACCCTTTGCATTTCCTCAGGCATTGGTATCCTTGTCCACAGCTGCATGTGCTTTGGCCGATCATGGAAGAGAATCTTCGATCGGGGTGGTTTTTTTGGAAGGACAACGAGAAGCCCATGTAGTTCGATAAATTCTCCCTCTGTACCGTTAGAGTCGATCTTAATCCCTTGATCTTCATAACCTTCTATGTCTATTAAATTAACCATTAAAAGCTCTGCCCATGTGAATTCATGCGGCCTAAATTAGGTACTCCTTTTTTAGGGTTGGTAAGCTTCATCTGAGAGCCGCACTCACAGACTCCTTCAACATAATACGCCTCGCCGTCTTTGACGCGCATAGTAAGGCTCTTCTCGTACTTTTCTTTTCCGCAATCGGGACAGTGTAAGTCTGGCATAATTCTAAATTTAATTTGTACCCCCGACAGGATTCGAACCTGTGACCCACGCCTTAGAAGGGCGTTGCTCTATCCAGCTGAGCTACGAGGGCATGTAAACTACCTTAAAGTTTTGGTTTAAGTAATCGTCGCTAATCGTTTGATTATCAAAGTAATAACTAAGGTTACTTAGAGAACCTTTCCGCAAAGCCACCTGAATAATCTTTTTGTTCTTCGATTTCCCCATTTTCTTTTAGTTCTTTTACCATCTGTTCTAGTTTCTGGCGCTCCACCAAAAGTTCCTTACAGTCAATGGCCGTTTGCTTTATGGATTGGAGCTCGGCCTTACGAGCGCTTCCTCCCGCGTCGGGATCAACAGGCTTCTTAACTTCCTCAATCATATTATTGATTGCGATCTCCATGCTTGCCATAAGGCGCTGAGAGGCATCTATTGTAGTGAATTTAGATTTCGACATACATCAGATCTTCTGCACGGGTTCTATAATACTCTTTACCGTCGATGTTAACGCGATAATCCATGTTCTTTCGAAAGCCTACTACATCTCCTACTTTAGCTCCTACATCCTCAATCCAAGGAGCCGCAAACGCGACGCGACCTTTTGTAACAGGGACCTCTGAGAATTTAACCAGCTCGATAGTATCCGACTCTTGAACCTTCTCCTTTTCGATTGGCTCAAGAAGGCTCCAACCCGCAAGAGGGTGTATATCCCCAGTATGCTGATCTTTATAAGCAATAGCCTGATTATTAATAGTATGATTTGGGTCAAAGCGGACAGTATAGTGATTATGCTCTCCAGTAAGTACCTGGCCTTCGTTAAGCACCACGAGATGATGGAAATAAAGAGTGTCCCCAACCTCGACCCCTGTATCGTGTTTAAAAGGCGCCGCAACAACGGGACCTTCTTGGATTCTGTTTTCAAATTCATTAAATTTAGTATCTATAAAAAGCTCTAACCCTCCAGGGGTCGTCATCGTATCATCAAGCTGTTTGTCTAGCTTGACAATAAATAAATCAAATGTTCTCATCAATTAAAAATTCAGATCAAACTCTAACATACAAGGCATCTCATCGATTGCTTTCCAAAGGACTGTCCCTTCTTCGTTCTCAATGTACACCAAGTATCGCTTCTTTCCAAATTTAACGAGTGTTCTTTCGTCTTCTAAAATAGCAGAAACTTTTCCGTCTCCCGCTCGCATGCCTGTATAGTAAGCCATGCCGTTTTTAGGGTCCTTCCCCACGATTATCTTCCTAATAAGTCCTTCCATTGTATTTAGTTTAGTGAAATACCTAAATCTCCGAGAAGCCCATCTAGGGGATCTTCTTCGGGCTGGTACATTTCGTCCATTAAGTCTTTAATTACTTCTAGCTCGTCCCTATTGTCTAGGTGAAAACTGTACATTGTTTTTACTTGCGCCGTATCCTCTTCTGAATCCATGTCTTCTTCATTAAAAAGACCTATAACTACAGAAGCAAGAAGGCGATCTTTAACTTCGAACTCCTCAATTAGATCTTCCATCTTTTTTACCAGGTGGTACATCTCCGCTAGGAACTGTGTGTCTTTGCCTTCCATGATATAACTTTGTTGTATTCCAAATATACAACTTTAATTATGCCAAAGTCTGAAGTAAAGAAGTCGAAGTTATTTAGAGAGTCATCAAAACTACCAGCTAGGTATGTAAAAAATAACTACCTAAAAAATATTAGGAACGTAAAAGCTGAGTTTATTTTACAGAACGACATAGTCGGGAGCTGGATAGACTTTATGCTGTGGGTATATGATCTAGAGTTCTTTACTATAAAGTATGCAGCCGAAGAATACGGTATGTATAAAGACAACCTAGCGGACAGACTTATATACCCTATGTTAAAGCAGGGGTATCTCTATAAGCATTTCGATAAACTTACGCCGTCGCAGACAATGGAAGACCATTTGTTCCGCGAGGAGACTAAATTTAACTACCGTGTAAGATATGCGCTATCGCAGAAAGGCAGAATGGCGGTACAGCGTTTCTACAACTCACTTTAAATAACCTTATAGTGAATCCCTTTAGAGTCTCTGTAGGCTCTCTTCACTTGTTTCCTGTTAGCTGGCTGATTAGGAGCATACGATCCTTCGTTTTTGTACGATACATGAACCCAGTCTGGGGAATCATCATCTCCGAACTCCCATATCAGCTGATCGAATATAAGGTTTTCTTTAATAAAACGAAACAACTCTCTATTGGTTACTTTTCCGTATACATCAGCGTCGATGTCCAGAGCTTGACCTGATTTATGTTGAGAGTACTTACTCCCTCCTACGGCTTTGTTTAATTCTTTAGATCTAAAGCCAGACGATATATATAAAGGAACCCCGAAATGATCGCGTAGTGGCTGAAACACTTCCTCGGCAATAGCTTTAAGGTTATTAATATCAAACTCTTCAGGGTTGTTATCTATCCCCAGTCGGTTTGCCGTATTTGATTTCGTTACTTCCTTTAGGGTGAGGTTTTTGCTTAGCTTCATTAAATTTATTTTTTTCTGCTACCCAAGCTGGGTTGATTCTCTTGATCGACGGGTTGAAATAATACTTTTTCAATCTACGATTGGTTAACTGATCTGGATCTCGGATTAGGAAAAACGAAAACTTTGCCATACCTTGAGATCAGCGAAACCAAAAATACAACAAATCAATTAATTCAATCGCCATGAAAAACTTTCTCTTAACCCTTGCCCTTGCAGTATCCGTTACTGCTGTCTCTCAAAACGACAACTTCTTTCAAGAGAAGGAGTCTGTAAAGCTTTTCTTTAAAGCAGACTTGAACGTCGATTACATCGTTGTAATGCCTGAAGATCTGAACAACGTATACAACGGGGTCCGAAACGTAGATTATGAAAACGCAATTACGTTCCTTTCTCCTGGAAATTTTGTAGCAGTAGGAGTTTCTTACAACGAAGACGGATCTTACAACCCTCTCACATGCTTAAAGCCCTTTACGGTGTCAGACGAGACAGTAAGTTTTAATACAATTACCCTAGTGAGCAATCAGTGATTAAAGCTGTCCGCTCTCCATCATTCTAGCAATGATCTCGGCAAACTCTCCTTCTCGCAACATTGGCGGAAGGGAAGTTTTGTCTTGAGATTCTTTTGTTGCCCAAGCCTGATTTCCTAACCTGTTAATCTTGTCGTCATAATAAGCTCCAGCTTTGCGTTGAGCAGAGCTTCCTTTTTCTGCGGCAAACCCAGCGTTAGTTCCCTGGTAATCAGAATTAGATCTGTTGAACTTTAAACGGGGGTCTCTAAAGTCTCCTAGATCTGCCGTTGTTCTTCTTTCTGACTTAAGATCAGACATGCGCTCCTTTACTTCTCTCCCTGTAAGAGGACTTCCTCCCCTAGAACTTAAAGACTTTAGAGCATCCATAAGCTCTCTTACATCTCCTGGCTCTACAGCGCTATCCTCAATAGGGCCACCTCCATTCTCATACACCTTGCCTCCGTTCATGTATGACTCAATCATCTTATAGAGGTCTGCTTGACCGCCCTGATTGTACTTAGTTGCTTTCATAGTGCAAATATAATCAATTTTATTTACCGCCTCTAGCGCGGAGATCACCAGCAGAGTCTGTCTTACTTCCCCTGTTAAGGGACTCAGGTTTAAACCCTACGACCTTACCTCTTTTATGGTATGCATCTAGACCATCGCCATTCCCATAAGTCCCTGCGTCTCTATTGTGCTTATTGAGAGCCGCACGGTACCTCTTCATCTTACCGCCAGACTGGAACTTCTTGTACTCGTCTTTATAGTCTCTTTTCTTGGCTCTCATCGGTTTATGCCTTCGTTGTAAATACGCAGATACTCTTCTGGGGTTTTGTTTACTCCTGGGGCTTGAAAAGCTTTACCGTCTCTGATAGACCCAAAGTATTTTCTAGCACCCTGCCTTCCCAAGAAATGACTTAAAGCGGCCACCTCATCAGGACGGAAGTCCCATTCCTCTCCTAGCTGACCTTTATATTCCTCTTCTAGGTCCTCTGCATTACGCGACAGGCTAGGCCCCCCGATACCTTCGTTGATCCTCATGTCCATAAACATCTCCTGAAGTTTTGGGTTATTAATAAGGCTGTCCCTACTCACCCCCTGCATAGGTTCTAGATCTTTGATCTGATTGTACAGCTGACCGTACTTCCCCGTAGCAGAGCTAGTAGGGTTCTTCATGAACATAGGATTGCCTCCTCGGCTCTCAGCCCATCCAACCCCTTTCTTTAACTTCTTGGGATCTATAGGGTCGCCATTTGATCGAACAGCCCTCATATCACTTACAGCCGCAAAGGTTGACGTTAGCTAAAGAGCAAATAGCACAGATCGATTCTTCTTTTCTCATACCCCAAAGATAAACAAAGAAGCCTATATGCTTTCTTGTGTTTAAACCCTAAAAACTAAGAGGACAGTCTTTGCCCTACCACAACATTAAGCTACTTTGTCTCTGCGTTTACGCCATAATGCCCATCGGGAATCTATGTGCTCAGGAGTGTCGTTCCTAATTTGCTTTAGCGAAGGTACAACAAAAAAACTACAAAGTCAAGCCCCAAATGCATATGTGGGAAATTATTTTTTCGACTACTATAAGCCTTAAGGACAGCTTATGATCAGATATCTATACGCAAACCCCGTGGCCCAACGCAAAAAAGCCCAGTAATACAGAGTTTGGGGATAATGTATAGTTACACACGATGCGCATGCGTACCCGAAACGTATCCGCCCGACCCCGTACCACGCATGTATCGTGCGTTGCCGCATACATTTCAGCTTTAAGTAACAGCAGTCAAGCCATTGGTATTGAGAGAGTTAGGTGTATTTACTTCAATTAGCACTTCAATTGGAAGGAGTTAAGTGACTCGGAAAGAGCGGACAACCCCCTACCCCTTGAACCTACACTACACCTCACCCTCACTCGCACATGCACACATACACACCCCTCATGACATACACATGACACGCACATGCCCGATCACGCTTGCGGATTTCGCGTGATTTCGCACTTGCATAATGCGCAGGAAAATGGCAGGTGAAATCAGTTCCATCAAAACCACCGATTATCCAAATGTTCGCCTTAACTTTGTGGCTCAGCAATTCCGCTGTATTCTAAATCTCTAGTGCCATGTCTAAGACATCACAACCCATCCGTATCGAGCTGCTTAAGCAGTTGAAGTCCAACGTCAATAGCTTTGCTTTTACTCCTACGGAGTCTAAGCGAGAGGCGGTGCAGAAATCCATCGAAGCCCTTCAGGGCTTCCTTGAAGCAGTCAAGGTCGTTGCCGCGAAGCCTAAGGCTTCTAAGCCAAAGTCAGCTAAGAAGCCGAAGGCTACTAAGCGAAAGCCGACCAAAGCGGTCAAACGTCCGAAGCGTACATCTGAAGCGGGTCTTGAGCTTGCTCAAGCTAAGGGCGGCATCGGAATTGGCGAAGCCAAAAAGGTGAAAGTCGTTAGTGCCATCGACGGTGGTTCGCCCCGTGTTCACGAAGCAAGAGTAGGCATCCCTGCTCCAGAGCCGAAGGCTAAGAAGAAAATGATATTGGAAGTGTTTACACTTCTCGACGGTGAAACACCACAAGCCGCCGTTCGACGTCGCCGCCTAGAGCAAGAGCAGGAGCGTACTGCCCTTGAGGCTGAGGCGTTGATGAGCGATGCCCCTGAGTTCGACGAGTCACCTTTCTGAAAACTACCCTTTAGGGTACTAAATTAAATTTGGAATAACGAAAAGTTTGTTATACCTTTGTAACCGACGGCAACGATGCTGTCACTCAAAATTCTCTCAGCTATGCAAAACACAAGCAAGCACACGGCGATGAACGCCTTATTCAACGATGTTCAATTCTTCGGTATGGACGTAGTCCGTAACACATCCCAATGGGATACACTCACTTGCGATGAGCAGATGAGGATGGAAGACCTTGTTGACACTCTGTAAGAGTGTAACACACCGACCTATGCAGGAACACCCTGCTTAATGGGGCTTTAGAAAAGACCGCCCCAAGGTCATCACATAGCAGAACGGGACTACTAACGTAGTGTGACATCAGGGTTCGACTCCCTGACTGCTACTAATTCTAAATCTCTAATCCTATGGATTACAATCACTTTCTTGAGTTCTCACTTAGTGAGATGGTAGAGGCGTATACGTACTTTACCGATATACATGACTATGAGGGATGCCGCTTAGTAGGCGAAGCCTTTCACAAAACAACTTCAGTTGAATTTAAAAACCTAATATGATGAACAAATTACTATTTGACGACGCATGTCGTTTAGCCTATGGCAAAACCATGATGGACGGGGGATCGACCCTGACCACGAAAGATGCTTTTTACTTCGAAGTACCCAACAAAGGCTACGTAGTTGGCGGTCTGTGGGAGGAAGCCAAGCTTCCAAAGGAACTTTGCACTCCGAATCTGTTCCGCTCTATGTGGATGAGATACATGGAGCAGGCAATGCTTATTTGCAAGCAGGGCGGTTCTGATTCTGATGTCAGCATAGGAACTTGGATTGACTCCGACAACGCTGTTGTCTTCGACATTGCTGAAGTATACACCGATAGCGAATATGACGATGGCACTCTGGCAAGTGTAATGGCGATGGACAGATGTGTACAGCGTAATGAGGATGCTATCTTCGACCTTTCCAACAGCAAGGAAATTTTCAACCCTGCAAAGACAAAAAAAGTATGAATTTATACCACGAAAACGAACTTTACCTTTATGGTAAATCAATTGACTCAGGTGAATGGTCAAAGCTAACGCTTTGCAGGACACCTTATGAGAGAGACTCTCGCTACGAATACTTCAGAAGCCAAGGGGCTTATAACGATTTTAAATGGGATTTAACATGAACAAGTACGAAGTACCTGACTATCGAGCAGACATGACGTCAGAGGAATACAGTCTGTTCCTTCGGGCTATATGCAATCGCTTAGAGGCTCAATGCAAGGGTGTCATACCACATGATCCCGTGAATGAGCGACCTAAACCAAATAAGTTTTTAAATCCATTTTTAATAATGTCAACATGAAAAAAGAAAGTATATGGGATACAATGTATAAGAACCACGGGGCTGAAATGAACATGACGAAGAGGCAATTCTACGAGTTGACTATCGACGAGTTAGAGCAAATCTTGTATGTAGATGATGAGTGGGTAGAGGGTGTTGGATGGATAAACTCAAAAACAGGTAAAAAAATAGAACAATGAATACGAAATTTACAAACACACGCCTCATAAAGCGAGGCTCACAAGTGCTATACCGAGGCGGATTCGGTCGTGATGCACAGACAGTTGCATCCGTAACGGGAATAGAGGTAACCGAAAACGCACGGCAGAAATACGGGGATGAGGTGAATGAGGTGACACTCGATGCACACTATGTACTCACACTTAATAATGGACACTGGTGCTACTCAGACCAGGTTGACGGATTGGTTATAACCCCTTCAGAATCAGCAGTTTAGAAATTAAATTTGGAATAACGGAAAGTTTACTGTATCTTTGTAGCGGCAATGTTGCCAACTCAAAATCTCTCTCTCATGAAAAGTACACACAATACACTAACCTCCCTGCTATCTGCATGGGACAAGTTGGAAGTAATCGGAACTAATCCCGACAAACACAAGTCTATACTCACCGAAACCAACATACACGAAGTGAGCCGAAGGATAGCTATCGAGTATCGACACGAACTCAACAACGGCGGCGGTTACCCGTACATCGTTTGCTACTTAGTGATGTTCGACGAAAACGGACACCGCAGAGGCGTAACCAACAACGGCTCATGGGGTTGTCATGGTGAGGAGATATTGGAATTCAAGAAATGGTTTCAGTTGAAGACTCGTGAGGCAGCAACCCTCGAAGAGGAGCGCATTGACATTACACAAGACAGCATCGCTGACTTCCTTGCATAAACACACATAGCGATGACACGTCCCCTATGAGGATAGGGTAAGGATGTGTCAACCCAACAGCTGTTCCTTCTACCCGTAACCACGGACTTATGGCAATGAACATGAAGGTTGATGGTGGTTCGATTCCACCCATCGCTACTAATTCAAAATCTTTAACACATGAAAATCCATGCAGTCCATACACTCAGTTGGTTACTCGACGAGTGCGAAACAGAACTCTTCGCTAACAAAAGCGATGCCTTAGAAACATTCAATGCTTTACTCGCCTCGTATCACGACGGGATCCGCGAGATACACAGCCAGAGTGACGAACACATCTACTTCGAAGGTAAGTACGATGAGCAAATCAAAATATCAATCGAAGAAATTACATTACAATGATGACAAACAAACAAGCCTTAGCCTTCATGCAGAAGGTAGATTCCTCCGCTCCTTTTTGGAAGGAGTTACATGACGAGAACCGACCTACGCTAAACGTCGAAGGTACACCGACACCTCGGTGCCTATACAACCTCATGCTTACTCGTCGAGATGTGAATCTGTATGCCAAGATAGACATGAAGCCACACCGAGGGTGGAAGATTGGCGATGTTAAAGCATACTTCGGACTCAAAGGTGGCAAGCAAAAGATTGCTGATGCTATCAATGCGATACACGATGAATTAATTGGACGATTAGAAAACCAAAACGATGATACAAATGAAAATGACTGAACAAACCTTTACTGCCGTAGCTGATTGGGCAGAGCGCATCCAAACGATGACGCAAGAGAACAGCCTTATTAATGCTCAGGATATCGTACACGATGTGTTCGGTATGCTACGAGATGACGAACACTTTTTACCACGACTATGAATCACAGAGAACACGGAGAATACCACACGGTAATCATGGGGGCAGTTGCCTGCCTTGATGATGCAGACGGGGAAACGATAGAGACTGTCATTCGATTGCTAGGCATGACTGAGCAGTTGACCAGGCAGTTAGTACTAACCGCAGACGAAGAGCAAATCGAGATGATTCTCGAAGAAAAAAGAACAACAATACAATGACAAACTTTGAACAACACATCGGGCAGGAATTGCCTCAGGCGATCATCGCCCACCTCAACAACTCATCCATAGAGATGCTCACCAAGCAAGCGGAAAAACTTAAGTTCGACTCATGGTGTCCCGTGTCTATGGAAGGTGACTCACCTGAACTGCGAAAGCAATTAAAGGAATCGAGTGACCTACTGTTTCAATGGATTGGTTTTCAGTCGGTTACAAAATAAATTTGGAATAACGAAAACTAAGTCTTACCTTTGTATCGGCAATGTTGCCAACTCAAAATCTCAATCTAATGAAATTATATGCATCCATACATGGAGTATGTGGACTAGCCGAGGGCTACTCCGATACCACAGCAGCCTTCTTCAAGACACTTGACGAAGCCAAGGCGCACAAAGCTAAAATCCTTGAACTCTTAATGAAGGAAGAGGTCGAGGCAATCGAATCGAATAGAGGATTTAGCGGGGGTCTTGTGGTAGAAAGCCTGTCAGACGGCACACAGGACATCATCACAATGAATGAAGACGAGTGTGAACAGCAGATACTCAAGATAGTCGAACTATCCCCCATATGGGACACAGGCCGAGACGCAGACAACGTCACTACCGAATGGTTCTGTTGGAATCAAATGGACAACGAAGCTGTGTATGGTGGTGAGTCTTTTAAAGACTGGTATCTACCTACCGATATGGGATTGATTATGGAGTCAATGGAATGGTTGGGTAAAGACTCAACGATTGACCTCGAAATGTACCAAGAGTTTGTGTCAGGCGTTTACTTTCGATCACAGACGTTCATAGATGCAGACGATGTAGTAATACACTGCTTTCGCTTACCGAAATTCAATGGTGGAATGACCACCAACACAAAACAACGAGAGGTTACTATCTCTCAAGACAATGACTTCAATGAAATACACGAACAACATAAACAATTTGCAAAATGACACACGAACGTAAAGAACAACACATCAAGCAGCTTGCCTTCAGCATCGAACAAGGTGCGGCAGCTTATGTAACCGATGACTTCACCATCGACTGTCCCACCCCACAGCGGACTGGCACAAACACACAGCAAATGGCATATGCTGACATGAAGGCTCGTGAACTGATGAACGACTACGTAAAATCTCAATCATAATGGATATAGTAAACAAAATAATCGACTACGAGAATGGGGAGCTACAAGGGCTTGATGTCCTTGAGTTGTATGCTGACCTCATCAAGACGGGGACAATCCTCGGACTACAAGGGAGTTACCAACGACAAGCGCGTTCCTTCATAGAGGACGGCATCATTAATCAGAGCGGTGAGATAATCAACACCGACATATTAAACATCATTCAAAATGACTAACATAAACGGAGAGGGCTACTACACTGGACCTGAATTACAATGGAACGTCGAAGACGTTGAGATATTTGCTCAAGCCAATGACATGGAGTTTTCACAAGAGGACTACAAACGAATTCTCAATGCGACATTCGAAGACAATGAAGTGCTGATGGGCTTGATTCAAGAAAGCATAGGTACGACAATCGATTTCATGCTCGAAGTGGGCGAACTTAAACTAAATAACAATGAGTAACTACGCAGTATACAGAGTGTTCCGCTCAAGTAAACGTCCTAAAGTCCTTATGGACGGACTCACACGAGAACAAGCACAGACTATCGTGAAGAATTCACCAAGGGAGGAGAACAGCATGGTGGTCTTCGATGAGGAACCAAGAGGTAAACAATGGGGCAAACGATAGTGTGTGTCCGATCAAGTGTACATCCTAACCCAACACAAGACTTCAATGAGTGGGCGAATC